GAACCTTTTGGATAGTCTTGCATATTGTTACATGTTGTGCTATAATAATGGGTAACGGAAGGACATTAGGAATATGGTAGTAGAAGAACAAACAGTTGCCACCAACAAACAAGCAAAATTGCGATACAGTGAAGCCTTTTACAGTGTACAAGGTGAAGGAAAGTTCGTAGGAGTACCAAGTGTGTTCCTACGTACATTTGGTTGTAACTTTCGTTGCATGAACTTTGGTTTACCTCGTACTGAAGAAATGCGAGATGTAAAACAAAAACAAGGCATAATACACAATCAAGAAGTACAAGGTTTGCTGGATAGAGGCATACATAAAAATACAAAAGAGTTTAACGACTTGCCAATAATACACACAGGATGTGATACATATGCTAGTATCTATCCTGAGTTTAAACACTTCAACATGCTACGTACAGTTGATGAAGTGGTTGAACATTTAATCAGTTTACTGCCAGAAGGCAAATGGACAATGGATAATGGGCAAGACGTACACTTGATAATGACAGGTGGTGAGCCTTTACTTGCTTGGCAAAGATTGTATGTTGAATTGTTTGAACATCCAAAAATGAAGGACTTGAAAAATGTTACTTTTGAAACAAATACGACGCAGATGCTTCATAGCGATTTTAAAGATTATCTCACCAATCAGAAGAGGTTTGAGGTTACTTGGAGTTGTTCCCCAAAGCTCTCAGTTTCAGGAGAATCTTGGGAGACTGCTATTAAGCCTGCAGTGGCTCTTGATTATGCTAGTGTGGACGGCAGTGACATGTATCTCAAGTTTGTGGTTGCTGATCGTACTGACATTGACGAAGCTGGCAGAGCTGTTGCAGAATATCGCAAAGCAGGTATCGACTGTCCTGTCTATCTCATGCCGTTGGGTGGTAGATCAGAAGAATACAATCTCAACGTCCAAGAAGTCGCAAACATCTGTATGGAAAAAGGATGGCGATTTACACCCAGACTACACATCAGCCTCTTCGGCAACGCCTGGGGCACCTAATACACCACTTGAACGTGCTATGAAAGCACCAATTGATCTAGATAAACTTCGTAACAAAGGACTTTAAATGGCACTGGCAACCGAAATAAAAGACTGGATTAAAGGCTACTGTAAAGATAACAACATTCAACAGTTGGTTGTCGGTGTGTCAGGTGGCATAGATAGTGCTGTGGTTAGTACACTGTGTTCAATGACTGGCATACCTACTCTAACATTGGTTATGCCCATTAGACAAAAGCAAGAACAAACCGACCTAGGAGTTGATCATTGTATATGGCTAGGCAATAATTATATGAATGCTAGTTTCGAAATGATTGATCTTACTCCAGTATTTGAAAAATTTGAAGATCTCTTTCAGTTTCCAAAAAATGAACTAGCATTGGCAAACTCTCGTGCTAGATTGAGAATGATGACATTGTATCAAAAGGCACAAACATTTGGCGGTATAGTTGTAGGCACAGGAAACAAAGTTGAAGACTTTGGTGTTGGTTTTTACACAAAATACGGCGACGGTGGCGTTGATATCTCACCTATTGCAGACTTATATAAAACTGAAGTATGGCAACTTGGCAGAGACCTAGGAATTGATCAACGAATCATTGATGCAAAACCCACAGACGGATTATGGGAGGATGGCAGAACTGATCAAGATCAAATGGGAGGACTATCCTATCAAAAGCTGGAACGTGCAATGCAACTTGATGAACTTAATGCTCTTGCAGTTGGTCCAGAAGTAGAATCATTGGAAAAATATCGCGAACTTAGAGCTAAAAACCTACACAAAATGCAACCTATACCAGTTTTTAAGCACAAGAGGTAAAACATGTTTGACAAAATTAAAAAAATTTTAAAAAAAGAAAAAACTGAACCTGAAAAAACAAAATCAAGATCAAGGAAAAAATCGCCTAAAGAAATAGCAACTGCAAAAGGTGAGCCGTATGTTTCAATATTAAGCATGGAAATTGAACCAGATAATATTGATAATGGTGCATTTGAACTAGATTGGAACGAGAAGTTTATCGCAAACTTAGTACGTGCTGGATATCAACAAAAACCAAACGAAGAAGAGCATGTAATAGTTGATCGATGGTTTCAAACTGTTTGTCGTAATGTTGCACTGGAAACATACGAACAAGCACAAGCAGATCCAGACATTCGTTATACACAAACCAGAGATCTTGGAAACGGTTATACCGAAGTAAAATAATGATTTTATATGTCAATGGCGATTCACATACTGCGGCAGCCGAATGTGTAAACAATTATGCATTTGCTGAAGATGATCGTCAGTACTGGACGATGGGCAGAGTACCACATCCTGATAATATTGCACATTCTTGGGGTAAACTACTAAGCAATAGATTAAACTGCGGTTTCAAGTGTGAGGCAGAAAGTGCAAGTTCTAACGACCGTATTATGAGAACTACACGGCGTTGGCTAGAACAACAAGCACACGATATATATAGAAGTCTTTTTGTTATTCAGTGGAGCACTTGGGAAAGAGAAGAATGGCTGATAGATGGAGAATACTACCAGGTTAATGCATCAGGTATAGATGATGTTCCAGAGAGTCATCAACAAAAATACAAAGAATATATAGCCAACCTTGATTGGCAAGCAAAAACGTTCGAAGCCCACGATAAAATTTGGCAATTTCATCAAGAATTAAAAAATATAGGCGCAAAGCATATTTTTTTCAATGGCAACACCGACTTTAGTACCATCGAACAAAAGCAAGATTGGGGATCAAGTTATATTGATCCATACAATCCCATGTGTACATTCAATCATGTTGTGTCGCAAAAGTGCGAAAGTGTAAGTCCTACAAGCTATCACTACGGAGTTGATGGTCATAGAACTTGGGCACAATACATAACAAAATATATTGTTGACAATCGTTTGGTATAGTGTTATAATTAGTACATTATATACAAAAGGAATCGTATGAAGTATCTATTGATTGACACTGCTAACATGTTTTTCCGTGCTAGACACGTTGCATTTCGTGCAACCGACCCTTGGGAGAAAGTTGGTTATGCACTGCACATAAGCATGGCGGCTATCAACAAAGTAGCAAAAAAGTTTGACACCGATCATGTTGTGTTTTGTTTAGAAGGACGTTCATGGAGAAAAGATTATTACAAGCCATATAAAGCAAATCGAAGTGAAGCAAGAGCCGCACTCACTGAACGTGAGCAAGAAGAAGAAAAATTGTTTTGGGATACGTTTGATGACTTCAATCAGTATCTACGTGAAAAAACAAATTGTAGTGTTCTACGTGATGGTGATGCAGAAGCAGATGATCTTATAGCACGTTGGATTAATCTACATCCTGCAGATGAACATGTTATTATCAGTTCAGACAGTGACTTTTATCAACTGTTGGCTAATAATGTAAAACAGTTTAATGGAATTACTGATCAGTTGATTACTGTTGAAGGTATTTTTGATGCTAAAGGCAAGCCAGTAATAGATAAAAAAACAAAACTTCCTAAAGAAGTACCTGACCCTGAATGGTTGTTGTTTGAAAAGTGCATGAGGGGCGATAGCAGTGACAATGTGTTCAGTGCTTTTCCTGGTGTACGTAAGAAAGGTACCAAGAACAAGGTAGGTTTATTAGAAGCATTTGCAGATAGATCTAGTAAAGGGTATGCTTGGAACAACATGATGTTACAACGTTGGACTGACCATGAAGGCAAAGAACACAGAGTACTAGATGATTACAATAGAAACAAACAGTTGATAGATCTTAAACAACAACCTGAAGAAATACAACAACGAGTTGATGGTTTCATACGTGAACAAGTAAGCAACAAAGATGTTGGACAAGTAGGATCAAAGTTCCTTAAATTTTGCGGTAAATACGATTTGAATCGATTAAGCGAACACGCAGAGCAGTATGGACGTTGGTTGAATCAAACATATCAAGGAGAACTAAAGCAATGAACGATACTATTGCAAGACCAATTGTAAACGGAAAGTTTTGGGTAATAAAACAAAACGATCAAAAGATTGGTTCAGTTGAAAAAGACAATAACGGATACTTTGTAACTACAAAACAAGGTAATGCACGTTTTAAGACAATAAAGAGTCTCCGTGATGTAACTAAGATTGCATTTGAAGATGATGCTGAGAGAATCAAGTATCCTGAAAATCAAGTGAATCGATTTCCAACAGATTGTAAACCCTATAACGGTGTGTGGGATATTAATCAAAGATTACCTATATA